TAATATAATTTTCTATTCTTTCATCACTGTTCTTCATTCCTATATAGCAGAATGTACAGATAGTGATAGTTCCTACAATAAGTAGTAGTATTTCTCCTTTTGTCATCTTGTTTTTTTTACTTCTTAATTTAACAACTACAGTATAGCATAGCTGTATGTAATGTCAAGTGTTATTGACTACTAAAGATATAAAGAGCTAAGATAAGGTGAAACAAAGGCATATAAAAAACATAAGGAAATAAAGAACTTGTGTAAAGTAAAGAACTAGTGTATACTTATAGTATAAAGATAACGAGGAAAGAATGGCTTATAAGCTTTCATACAACCTCAAAGTTTAACTAATCCGATAAAACGGCTATTTATGTTTATAAAAACGGCTCTTCTGTACAATCTAAGGAAAGTTAGAATCAATACTGAAATGGAAAGACTCTACTTTGAAGACAAACATGCAGAGAAATTAAGTGTTAACATAAAGAAACTAGAAAAAGACATAGTTAAACTTGAAGACAAAAAAAAGAAAACAGATAAAGACATAGTAAGTGTGTCTAAGTTGCAGACTAAACAGAAAGAGATAGAGCAAGTTAAGGCACAAGTTCAAGAGTTTAAGCTAAAAGAAGAGTATTTCACAGGATTATCTAAAACAATTATCAAAAACTTTTGGAAATAATTATCGTACTTTTTAATTTACCTGACGAAGAGAAGGAGTGCATAGACTCAGTAAAGAAATATACTGACATTAAAAAGCACAAGCTAACGATATACGATAACTACACTAAGAAGGAGAATCTAGCAGTAGTTTGGAATAGACTTATAGAACAGTCAGAACATGAGAATATTTGCCTATTGAATAACGATACGATAGTAGAAGATGGTTGGACTAGATTAGAAGAGTCATTAGAGGATAAGTTTGTAGGTGCAGTTGGCCCAGTAACTAACAACTGTGGCACAAGGCAAAAGAATATGCCAAAGTCAGATGGGATAGAAGAGATCAACGACTTATCAGGATTCTGTTACTTATTTAGCAAAGATGTTTGGAAAACAGTAGAAGGATTCCCAGAAGACGCACCATTCTACGGACAAGAGACGATATTTAACAGGAGACTACAAGACAAAGGGTATAAATTGATGATAGATAGGAGAGTTTACATACACCACTATGGAGGATCAAGTGTTAAAAAATATAGGAATGAGAAAGAGGAGAGAAAAATAGGAGCTGAATATTATTATAAGAAGATTGATGATTTATACAGCGATATCAGCTAACAAAGACGAAGCAAGGACAGATATAAAATGCTTCACTGAGTATGATAAGTTCATTGAACCAAGAAGAAACGCCAAGATATATAGGGCTTTATCTCATTTATACATACCAACAGAATACGCTACATGGGTAGACGGTAACATAACATTAAAGGTAGAAGAGCAAGAGTTGATAGATATGATGGACGGTTACGATGTATTAGCTTTCAAGCACCCTTACAATAGAGATTGCCTATACCAAGAGGCGAAGGAATGTATTAAGCTGGGGCTAGATTACCCTGAAATTATAAATGAGCAAGTAGGAAGATACACAGCAGAGGTATTCAAGGAACATCAAGGGCTATGGCAAACAGGGGTGTTAATCAGAAGACAGACTGAAGAGATAAAGAGACTTAATGAAAAGTGGTGGTCAGAGATATGCAGAGGAAGCATGAGAGATCAGATAAGCTTTCCATATGTATTTACTGGTAAGGTAAAAACAATAGACATAGATGGCGACCCATTTAATAACAGATGGTTTAAGAAAGAACCTCATAAACTACAACGCAATGGTAAAGTGTAACTTCTTATTCACACAACTCATAACTTGCGGAGCTGTACTATCAGCATTTGAGTTATGCGAAGCTTTAAGAGAACAAGGACACGATTGCAATATAGTTAGCCAAGAACCAAACAAGGAACTAGAAGAATATTTCAAGATAAAAACACTAAGAAAGTCAGAAGGGATAAACATAACATTTACACCAAGGCTAGTAGGAGACTATGCTTACATAAGGACTAAGGATGGTAGATGGTTAAACCACAAAGAACCTATAATAGCAGTATCAAAATATATTAAGAATTGGATAGGTGGAACAGTAATAGGAAACGGAACGCACAAGAGATTCAAAAACCTAAACCTAAAAAGAGATATAGACATTTTAATAGAAGGAAACCATGAACCAAACAAAAACATTGAAGAAACCATTAAAGAAGCAAAGAAGCTTGGAAATAGTATATGTTGGTTCGGACGGAAGACAACTCCAGTTGAAGGGGTTACATGTATCACGCACCCCAGTATTGAGAGTATTCCACAATTATACAACAGATCAAAAATCCTATTAAAGATGTCAAAGAACGAAGGATGGTGTAGACCTATAGCAGAAGCAACAGCATGTGGGTGTAAAGTCATAAATAAGAATGGAGGAAATAAAGATATAGAGATAGTTAGTTGGGATAAGATAGCTAAAAAATTAGTAGATTACTTAGATGGAAGAAAAGATAAGCTGGGTAGATAAAATGATTGCCAGAGAGTCAATCCCCAAACAACTTAGAGACGAAACAGTAGAAGTTTTTTGCAAAGAAAACAACATAGGAGAGAACACTTACTACTATCAGTCAAGAAAGCCTAAGAATCAGAAAGAAATACTAGAGTTGTCGGTAAGCATAGCAAGAAGAGAAGTACCAGAAATCCTCAAGGTTTTAGTAGAAAAGGCTAAGGATGGCGATATGAGGGCTGTAGATACTTATTTAGATAGTGTAGCAAAGCTTTCAAAGCACCTAGATGTAACAACAAAAGGAAAAGAAATAAACGAAATGTCATATGAACAAGCCCAACGTATTCTCAAAAGAAGAGATGCAAGCTTTCCAAACAGTAGCGAGGAATGATCTAGTTGATTTCAGTATATATACAGATAGAAACTACACACCAATTTGGTTACACGAAGAGATAGCAAAGCAACTGATGAGAGTAGAGAAGGGAGAAGTTAAAAGGTTGATGTTATTTGTACCACCTAGGCACGGTAAAAGTCAGCTGGGGTCTATAAACTTTCCTGCGTACTATTTAGGGAAACATCCCAGTCATGAAGTAATAACATCATCATACTCAGCAGACCTAGCACAAGACTTCGGATATAAGACAAAGAACCTATTAGAAGAAAAGGAATATCAAGACCTGTTTGACACTAAGCTAAAGGCAGACAGCAAGAGCAAGGCTAAGTGGAGAACTCAAGGAGGGGGGAGTTACACATCTGTGGGTGTCGGCGGAGCGATAACAGGTAGAGGGGCTAACCTATTGGTAATAGATGATCCATTCAAGAATAGAGAAGAAGCAGATAGTAAGACGATTAGAGATAAGGTTTCAAGTTGGTATAAGTCCACAGCGTATACAAGATTAGAGAAAGGAGGTGCAGTTGTTATCATCCTTACCAGATGGCATAAAGACGATTTAGCGGGAAGATTGCTGAAGGCGATGGAAGACGACAAGGAGGCCGACCAATGGGAAGTGGTGGAGTTCCCAGCAATAGCGACAAAAGACGAAAACAATAGAAAGACAGGGGAAGCATTATGGCCAGCTAAATATGGGATAGAAGACCTAAAGAAGATAAAGACCACACTAGGAAGTTATGAGTGGTCAGCATTATACCAGCAGAGGCCTATAGCGGCAGAAGAGCAAGAGTTTAAAGAAGAGTTTTATAGATACAGAACAATAGAAGAGGTTGAGGCGTTAGAAACTCGCAACACGCTAACAATAGACACTGCGATAAGCAAGAAGGCGTCAGCAGACAACACAGGGTTTTGCTTAAATTTTACAGACAGAGAAAACAACTGGAATATAAAGGCTTGGGGGAAGAAGATAAGCCCATTTGAGTTAATAGATACGCTGTTCACTCTATGGGAGAAGTACCAGCTATCAGTTATAGGAATAGAGAAAACAATTTATTTACAAGTGGTTCAGCCCTTCTTAGAAGATGAAATGAGGAAGAGAAACAAGTTTCTAACAATAGTAGAACTAGACCACAATCAAACAGCTAAAGAAACAAGAATAAGAGCATTACTTCCAAGATACGAAAGCAAGTCAATCTATCATATAACCGGAAACTGCAAGGACCTAGAAGAAGAACAAGCAGACTTCCCACAAGCATCAACAGACGATGTACTAGACGCTGAAGCATATCAATTACAAATAGCAGAAGCTCCCCTATCACACGAGGGCAACCATAAAACATCATATTAAAACAATGAGCAAAGCAGAAGAAATCGCAATCCAAGTATATACAGACCATGCTAAGAAGTATGCACTGTTAAAGAAAAACTGGGTTGGCCTATTAAGTAGGTATGAGAATGAACTAAGGGAGGGTTCAATTACAGCTGAAACAGAATCTAAGACCAGATTAGGTCAGGCCTTTGCATTGGTTGAGAACTTCGTATCGAGGATTGTTGCACAGACACCTCGATTCAATTACCTAGCTAGAGAACGTAAAGACACTGACTTCGTGGAACAGTACAAAGAGTTTAACGAGTATCAGAATGAAGAAGCTAACGCAAGGGAAGCATACGAGAATATAGCCAAGTGGGGTGCTATCTGTGGATTCTCTGGTTGGAATATGGGCTGGGAGGTTAAAGAGATACTACGAAAGAAGAAAGGTAAGGAGGCTATTGGTAGAGTGATAACAAATCCTTTGTTGGTTGCTACTATGGATAAACTAAAGATTGGTAGGACTGTTAAGGTAGATGATAACGAAACTATATCTAACTGGACACTGAACGCTATTGCACCTTATGACCTTATCTGGAGCATAAACGCTGAAGAGGTAAAGGACTGTTACGTTTTAGGACACAGAGTCCACAACAAGACTTATGGCGAGCTTAGAGAAGAGGGCTACAATATGAAAGTAGTTGGTCAATCTCTAAGAAACGATGTTGATTACTGGAAAGAACTTACAGAGAAATACAAAGGTCTATCATCTAACAAGATTGTAGAGCAAAGCATGGTTGAAATTGCTGAGCTTAATATAAAGATACTTAAAGACGGAGTGTGGCAATATCACATCATCACTCTAGGTGAGATTTCTAACGATAGCTTCGGCAGTGGTCCAATAGTGATTAGGTCAGAAGAAAACCCTTTAGACAAACAATTCTTCCCTATGGGAGTGTTTCGACCGATTAAAAGACCAGGAAAGATGTATGGATTCGGAATCATTGAACCTGTTACTGGAGTCCTAGACGCAGAAGAGGATACCTTGAACATGGTTACAGAAGCCTTTTGGACTGATGTAGCACGACCAATGGAATACGTACCAGGGAATGTTATTGACGAAGCAGCTTTAGAGTACAAACCACGAACATTAGTACCTGTTAGAAAACTAGGTGAGAGTACAGCAGTAATGCCCACACCATCCCCTAACATGGGTAGCGCTTCCTTTCTGCTAGGTTACATGGAAAAGACCAAACAGAACGTAACAGCTATAACTGACTATCAGACTGGAGCTAATCAAGTATCAAACAATCAAACAGCAACAGAGGTAAGGACTAAGACCTTCCTTTCAGAGCAACGTACTAATAAGATTCTACAAAGGTTTGAATCAGACGTACTACAGCCTACAGGACGGATGGCACTATGGCTTAACAAACAATACCTAGGAGATAACAAAAAGATTATCTACAGAGTTCTAGGTCAGAAAGGTAAGCTAATGGAGAAAGAGCTTAAACTTAAAGACGTTGAGGCTATCAAGGATCTAGTTATCGTGTCAGGAAGTTCATCATACATTGATAGAAACGATGAGAGACTTAAATGGAGACAACTACTATTAGATTCTACTCAAGAGGTTTCACTTGGACCAGTCGGCGTACCTATGGATAGAGAATACATCTGGAAGAAATACTTAGTGGAAGGTTTCGGAATCAAAGACCCTGACAATCTTATCCCTTCATTGAAAGAACGTGAAGAAGAGAGTGTTAAGAACAAGCAAGCACAACTAAAGGATGCTAAAGAAGAAAACCTTGACCCTGCAAGTGCTAGAGTATTAAAGACAGACAACCACAATATACATCTGAAGATACATCAAGCTTCATTGAGAAACCAAGGAACACCAGGCACAGAGGATTTCATTCAATACACACCAGAACAGACACAAATGCTTACAGAACATATTAACAAGCACACTGAAATGTCAGGAGGTGCTAACCCTTCATTCGCTGGAGCAAGAGAACAACAAGCGGCTAATCAAATAACACAACCTAATGCAACACCCAATAATGGATTACCTCCAAGAGAAGCATAACAGTCTTGACCTATTAGACGAGCTACAGGCACAAGTTAATTGTAATGATATGGAAAGTGCCAGAATGACCTCTGCTAAAATTGAAGCGATAAGGACCATAAAGTTTGACCTGATCAAAATAATCACAGAAGACGCTAACAAGAAATAATATGTTAACCGTAGAAGATGTGCTAAAAGGATTAGCCAAGCATAGACAGAAAGCTAAGTTTATGCACAAGACCAAGTATGGTAGGGAGATGCCTACAACATTCGGTTATGATAGGAAAGCACACGAAGAACATTACCAACGTATTAAAAAAACACCTTACGATATGAGAAGGTGGGAACAATAATAATTGACCTGAAGAATGTCATTAAAAGTCTTATCTAAACCATAATTTAATGTGTTGCTCTGCACGTAAAACCTGAGTGTAAAATTATGACAAACAACGACGTAAAAGAAACGGTAGCTGTACCAGCACAGGAGTCACCTGAAGTACAACAGCCAACTGTAGATGTCAGTGAAGACGTAAAAACTCCTGTAGTAGAGGGTCAAGTAGACCAGAGTGTATACGAGAAAGTCAGAGAGGCAATGAAGAGCGAACGTACAGCGAAGAAGGAGGAGAAAGCCAGAAACGCTGAACTGGAACAAAGAATTGCTGAACTGGAATCTCAATCCCCTCAACAGGAGGTTGCATCCAGTAACCCTTACAACGCTAAAGTAGATATACTTACTTTAATGAGCAAGGATACATTCTTTAAAGAAAACGCAGACTTAGTTGAATCAAAGATGTCCGATAATCCGGCAATGGATGCATTGACAGCATTGACAGCAGTTAAGGCAGAGTTCTTCGACAGAATACAAAAGGAATCAAGCCCTGTAGAGGTTAATAAACCTTTAACACAACAAAGACCTACCGCAAGTGCCGAGCCTGTCCAACAGGTGGCTAGTGCAAACTTAAAAGATGTTCTAGCTGGCAAATCGAACATAGACCCTAGGCAACTAGAAGCTATGCGAAACGTAATGCCACGACAGAGGTAGAGTCCCAACAAAACAATGGCATCAATAACAGGAATGAATGACTTGACGACACATGCTAATTATATCCCAGAAGTATGGCCAGGAATGGTTGTAGAATTTAGGGAGAGTAATTTAGTTATGGCAAATTTAGTAAATAGACGAGATATTGACGTAGCTAACTTCGGTGATACCTTCTATTACCCAATTACGTCAAAAGGGACTGCTGTAACATACGCAGCTGGTAACAGATTAACTGACAACCTACAAGTTGACACAGATTCTGTAATCACCCTTACAATCGACCAATTCAAAATGCACCCATTTCATATTCCATGGAATGTTGCAGACCAGACAAAATATGACACAATGGCTATTAACATGCGACAAGCTGGAGTAGCAATCGCAGAGGCTATTGATTCTAAGATTCACGCTGTAGCACTAGGATTTACAACTACTGTAAATGACGCTGGAGCAAATGACCAAGTAGCAGACCTTACTTTGGATCATATCCTAACAGCTTTCACAACTTTGAACACATCAGACGTTCCAGCAAGTGACAGAGCTTGGGTATTTCATCCATCAGCTTACAAAGAGTTGCTAGGACTAGAATATTTCACGAAGCATGACTGGGTAGATAACAGCCCTATGACTTCTGGACTTATTGGTTCAATGCTTGGAGCGCCAGTTTACCAGTCTACTAATGTAGGAACTGAGAGCGATGGTTCACCAGCTGAAGATGCTTACGGAAATCTGTACATGCACAAAGACGGTATTGCTTTAGCAATGCAACGAAGCGCTGAGATGGAGTCACAATATGACATTGACACTCAAGGAACACTTGGAAACGTCCGAGCAGGTTACGGTTGCGTAATCTTACGTGCTGACCATGGAGTAGTTATTCATACAACTGCATAGTTAGTTTCTTAGGGAGCTTAACGGCTCTCTAAATAAACAAATTATCATAAAATACTATATGCAAATATACAAATGTAACAATCTATGCACTATCTCGGATAAAAGAATAAAGTGTAAGGAGTGTGGAAAGATGACAAAGTATCTATGCGATGTAGAGACAAAAGATGAGCTAGAATTTCTAACAGCTAATCTACAAAAAGAGAAATTTGGAGAATTTAAAACCTTAAAAGAGAAAAAATGAGCCAAACATTAGCAACGTACACAACATTAGTTCAAAATGAGGTAGAAGATTCCTCAACTAGAGCTAAAAGCATTATAGAAAGAGCGATTAAGGACACTTATCAAGAGGTTCTTAACTTTGTTGGTGATGAATTAGCTGGAATCAAAGAAGAAGACATAACAGCAACAGTTAGTCAGTGATATGTTACGCCAGTTAATAGCTATCAGGACTTTAAAAAGGTTCTTTACTCAACAGATGGTAACAACTTTGAAACTCTTACACCAATAACAGAGGAAGATTACTACGAGAGATATATCAATATTGAATCAAGCACACCGCAACACTTCTATTTAGTTAAAAACGACATTTACTTTGATGTTGCACCCAATGAAGCTGGAACAGTTAAAGTTGCTGGAATCGAGGTTCAAGACGAGTTAGAGGGTGCTGTAGTTTCGCTTATACCAGATAGATTTACACAAGTGCTAGTAAAGGGTTCAGTTGCACACTTCAAGGCTTACGAAGGCGTACAGGACGCTAGAGAGTATTTCAAGATATATCGTGGTCCTTACTTTGAACAAGGAAAGACTGGAGGAATTTTAATGAACATGATAAACCAACTAAAGACGAGACGACCTACACTTAGACCAAAATTATATAACAGATAGTTAAATGGCATTTACATCAAATTACAGAATAAAGAATATACCTCATCTAAGAACTGGCTTAAACAACAAGTATGATTCTTCAGAGATTGCTGATACTGACATGGCAGACTGTGAGAATGTAGAAGTAGATACTAAGTCAATCAGAAACGCAGGTGGTTACGTGAACTATGGTGGTGCTACTGGACCTTTCTATGGTGGCTTTCATGCTAAATTTGAAACAGGAGAGAACATACTTATACGTCAAAGAGGTGCTATCTTAGAATATGACAACGGTGGCGGTATTTGGACAGCTTGCACACTCCCAACATCAGGAAGTCCAGCTGAAACAGTAGTTTTAACAGAAACAGCGTGTACTTATGCGATGCTTAATGATACAATCGTATGGAGCAATGGTACAGACGTTGTTATGAGTTCAACTGATGGCATTACTTGGGCTTTAGAGGCTACGTTGCCTAAGTCTAAGGTACTTTTCAATAATGGAAACAACAGAATAGTATATATGGCTCAAACAGCCACACCTTCAAGGGTAGACTGGTCAGATATCAACTTGCCTACTACAATAGATGCAGCAAGTTATCAATTTATCGGTAAAAATGACGGACAAGAGATTATAGATGCTGTTTTGTTGCCTAATGGTTCAATCTTATTGTTTAAAACAGGTAGATTCTACCAAATAGCTGACATTACATCAGGACTTATAGCAGTAGATCCTATAGGTGAAGCACCTTGCGTACGTTATACCGCAGTATCAACAGAGAACTCTGCAATGTGGGCTGGCCCAGACGGTAGAATATATGAATTTTCAGGTGGCAGGGCTAATATTATTTCAGACAACATAGAGCCACTAGCAATAACAAGTCCTATATCAATGAGGGGCATATATCATAACTATAAATATAGATTGGCAGTTCCTAACGGTTCAGACACAACTAATTCAATAGAGTTTGTTGTTGACCGTAAACTACAGACAGGACTTCAATTAAACCCTTATGTTATTACCAAAAGGGAAAGGTTTATAGGTTGTTATATCAGAGAAGACCGAGAAGTAAGCGACATTAGAAGAACTAGATTATATTTCGGAGATGGGCGTAGTGCTATTGGTAGTCCTGCTACAACGCCTACAACATTTGCTTATGTAAATGATATTCACGATACAGGAGTCACGCAAGGGCTAGACGGAGTTGCACAAACGTGTACATTCTCAACAAAGTTCTTTACTGAAGACGTTTCATTCTTTATTAAGAGATACACTAAATACTTCTCACAAGTTAAAAGCGATGCAGACCAAGATATAACACTATCTTACAGATTTGACCAATATTCTTCTTATACAGATGTTTCAATTCTGTCCACTGCTAGTGCCCTAGACTTTCTTTTAGAAGACGATTCCTCAGGTGGCTTCTCAGAAGGATATTCATTCGCATTTCAAGCTGTAGAAAGTATCTTCAAAGACTTAGAGAACACAGGAGCTGAAATAAGGGGCATACAGTTTAAATTAACATGGTCATCTATAACAGATGTAGAAATATTATCGCAAGCATACAAATACTTAACCAAACCTAAATTTCATTAGTAACTAACAACAATTATGGGACAAATAAGCACAACATTTCCAGACTCAACATATACGAGTGCAAACAAGCCATCAGTAGAAACATTAAAAGCTGATATAGCAGCAATAGAGGTTGGACACAACGACACAGACACACTAGCCATTAAAGCAACAACTACGGATGTATCTTCAGCGTCATTCGTTTTAGATGAAGATGATATGGTTAGCGATTCTAACCAAAAGCTTTCAACACAACAATCAATCAAAGCTTATGTAGACACAGCAATATCAACAGCAGTAACAGCTGCTAAATCAGCGTTGTTTCCCATAGGTTCTTATTACTCAAATGGTGCTGTCTCTACTAATCCTGGAACACTTCTAGGCTTCGGTACGTGGACAGCAGTAGAAGGTAGGGGAATAGTTGGCAAAGACTCTGGAACTTTCAGCACGCTCTTAGCAACAGGTGGTGCAGAAACAAAGACAATCGCAGCTGGAAACCTGCCACAGTTAGCAGTAACTATCACAGACCCAGGTCATAAACATACAGTGACAACTAGAGACGGAGACGGAACACCGACTGGATTTGCTGACCTTGGAAAGAGTGATGCAAATGGGGATTCATTCCAGACAAGTTCAGACTCAACCGGAATATCAGCAACAGCTAATACTGGTAGTGCTAACACAGCTATCAGCCTGTTGAATCCTTACGAAGTCGCTGCGATGTGGAGAAGAACAGCATAACCTTAAATAACAACTATGGAAAAAATCGAAATAAGAGAAGATGGTGTATATTCTATCCAAGAAAAGAAGCTAGACGGTATAGACCACAACAGAGAGATAGCTATTCTTGAGAAAAGAATCAAAGAAGACACAGACAAACTAAAGACTTTTAAATCGTTTAAAAAGCAACAGGATGTTATTAAAAAACCTCTTTCAAGGGAGTCAGTTAGTACGAAGTAGAGAAATACTAGAAAGATTCCAAGCACCTAGGTATACTACCTCTGATAGAGATGCTATTGTGAACCCACAAACAGGAGAAACTATATTCAACACTACAACGAGCAAGACAAATGTGTACGATGGTAGCTCATGGACAGAGGTTTCAGGCGGTGGAAGCGTAGAGGGGACAGCTGTGTTGTCTACTGGTGAAACTGGTGCTGCAAAATACTTGAGAGAAGATGGAGACGGAACTTCATCATGGCAAACTCCAGCAGGAAGCGGAGACATGACAAAAGCGGTATTTGACCCTACAGCTGTGAACGGAGATGCTTTCGACATTGATAACATGGCTGAGGGAACAGCCAAGATACTTACAACAGCTGAAAGAGCTAAACTGACAGCAACATCTGGGACTAATACTGGCGACCAAGATTTGAGTGGTAAAGAGAATGTGGGAGTTGCAAGTGGACTTATGACCACACACACAACGACTCACCCAGCACCAACAACAAGAGATGCTAGAAACCAAGTCGCAGGTTCTTACGAGCCAGCAAAGGGTTCGGACGATAACTTTGTAACCGATGCTGAAAAAACTGTAATCGGAAACACAAGCGGTACAAACACAGGTGACCAAAGCCTGACTACATATCAACTGAAGCCTTCAGAGGGTGCTTTCGTAAACGGAGACAAGACAAAGCTAGATGGAATTGAAACAAGTGCGGAAGCAAACAATATCTCAGACGTGAACGCTACAGATTTGACAGACGGGGGGGAAACGTCTCTTCATAGCCACGCAGTGGGTGGCAGTTTTACAATGGATTTGTTGGAACTTACCCAGACAACAATGCAACAACATGATTCTACCGCAGACTTAGCGATTGAGTGGAAAACCCAAGACACAACAAACTCGAACTTCACACACTCTACATCAACAGACTCGGAGCAGATAACTTTTAACACTACAGGTTGGTACGATATTAGATATGCGATTATGTATGACCAAGATGACGCAGGAAGACTAAATACAGAAGCATATATCACTGTTGATAATGTAAGAGTTGAAAAGTCAACATCCAGAAAAACTTATTATAGAGGTTTATCTCTTGGTCAATATGGAGATGAGAGTAGGGCTTTTTATTTGTATGTTACTGCTGGGGAAGTTATAGAATTACACAGTGGAGTAGCTGATGGAGCAGACGCCTTTCCCCAAACAAGAGCAATAGCCACAGTAGGTGCTAAGACAAACATACAAATTAGATATTTAGGAGCATAAAAACAATTTAAAATAAATAAATGGCAACATCAAACGCACAATCGGCTGCAAATATACAGGGGCTTGTAGACCAAGGCTACACGCAGGCACAAATAAATTCCTTTGATTATGGCGACCACTTAAACCCTACGGAGGCACAACAGTTTGTAACACAGGCTGGTCCTTCTGGGATTCAACAGGCTAAAAATAAACTATCAGACGTAGCTAGTCAGGAATACGCCTTTGACCCACAGAAGTACCTTCCTGGTATTCAATCACAGGCAGAGGCAATATTCAGCCCTCAAAAGGAACAACTAGAAGCTTTAAGGCAACTGCAAGCCTCACAGGCAAGTGAAGCAGCTTTAACAACAGAGGAAGCTTTCGATGACCAACTTACAAGAGAGATTGAATCTATCAATAATAGAGGTGCTTTCTTTGGTGGAGGTGCTATAGAACGTGAACAAGACTTAGGTGACCAGAAACTAAGGGCTTTAAATCAAATAGGACTTCAGGCATCAGCAGCAGACTTTTCAAACCTTGCACAACAGGGACTTTTGGGTGCAGAGGAATCACAGTTTATTCAAGATAGACTTTACAACGCTGAAGCTGGCGCTTATTCAAGATTCACAGACCAACGTAACTTCTCTTATGGTGCAGCTTTACAAGAATATCAAATATACGAAGGTGAACGGAACTTTGCTAGGGATGTGTTTGAGTCTGATAGGCAGTTTAAATTTTCGACACAACAAGCAGAACAACAACAGGCAAACTTTAAGAAACAGTTTGGTCTTACTTCAGAGCAGTTTGATATGGCTAAGGAAGAGTTCAATGTTGATATGAAAATTAAAGGGTTGAGTTACGAGAAGGCTTTGGATAAGTTTAAATCAAAATACGATACAACAAATTACATTAATAATCTAGGTGATTGGAAATCAGCATGGGAGGCAAGCACTGGCGGAAGCAGTGGCTCTAGCCCAACAGACACAACAGCGACTAGCAAACCACTTTTTAATGTAAACGATTTTTTAACAAATAACTTACCAGAGGGAACATTCAACGAAGAGACTAACCAAGTAGACTTCCCTACTAACTAATAAATAAAAATATGGCATTAAGAAATTCATTACTCATAGATGACGACGAGCTAAAACTTAGGCAAATTGTCTCAGAGATGAGCAGAAAAAAAGAAGACCCTGAGTTTATTAGGTTTTACCTAAGAAATGAAACTGGTTATAAAGATACAGCGATAGATTCAGAGTTCCAGAAGCAAGGGCTACAAACAGACCTTCAAGAAAGTATAACTCCTGCTCAACAGGTTCAACAACAAGACACTGGCATTGTCAATATAGGTGGCGCTCAATTTGATACAAATGATTTGACTATCCAACAAGCGTTGGCACTTGAGAAAAGCAAAGGTGAAAAAGATGCTACTAAGTTGGAGTCAGATTCTTTATCTAAGAACGCTTTTGACGGTTTTGACATTAAACTCACACAAATAAACGAGGCTATAAACGACAAATCAGGTTTAAGTAGTGCAGTAGGAACAAATATTGCTGGAAGACTACCAACACCATTTTCAGGAGACAGGCAGAGGTTCTTAGGTACAGTAGACCAGATTGTTTCGACAGAAGCGTTAGATTCATTGATTGAAGCGAAAGGCAAAGGTGCAACATTCGGTGCATTGAGTGAAGGTGAAATGAAAATATTGAAATCAGCGGCAACTAGATTCGGTACTTGGGAGGTTAGAGACAAAGACGGAGCTGTTACTGGTTATAATGTTGGAGAGGAAACATTTTTGAAAGAACTGAAGACTATCAAGGATCTCACTGAGAAAGCTAAGTTAAAAGTAGCACCAGAGACAACTGTGGCAGAGACAACAGATACAGGACAAGTACAAGAGCAACAAGCACCACAAGAAGACGACGAGACTATGCAAGCTAGAAAATGGTTACAAGAAAACCCTGATAATCCAATGGCAGAACAAGTAAAAGCTATTTTAGATAAAAAAGGAGCAACATTGGGTTTAGATAAGGAGGCTACAGCTCCTGAAACACCTGTAGATGTTCCAGGCGAAGTGGAAGAGAAAGAAGACACTATTTTTGGAGACTTAAACGAAGGATTCAACAGCTTGGTTGGTAAAGCAGAGGAAAGAGCTGATAAAGTTGGGGGAATACTTCGCTCTGATTCTAATATCTTCCAAAAAGCTAGGTGGGTATTCGGACAAGGGGCAGGGCTTGGTGCTGATGTAATTGGAGAAAGTGTAATATCAGCTGGTAAAGCTGCGTTATCTCAAGAAAATGAAGACAAAATAAAGTCAGCATTCACAGGAGTTGCAGGACGAGTGATGCAAATGGAATCAACAAAGGGTATGATGGAATACTATGAAAGAATGAAGACTGAAAACCCAGATGCAGCAAGGGAAATTGAAGCAGCATTAAACGTAGTTGATCTAGCTACATCTTTTACTGGTGTAAGCACAGGAGTAAAACAATCTGGTAAATTATTAACAAAAGAAGCCTTAAAAGCAGCAGAACTATCTGGTAAAGCTGCAAAGGGAGCTGGAGGACTAGTAGGTAAGACAGCATTGTTCGGTACAGCGCAGGCTACTGGTTTAGCACCTGACACAATAAAACAAGTTTTAAGCACTCCTGGAGCTTTCACAGCTAAGGAAATGGCGAACATAACTAGAGAATCAGTCTTTGGCAAGGTTAATGAAGCGATAGGATCTAAAATAGACGAGTTCTCAGAGCTTGGCAAGGCATACGACCCTATAAGAAAATCAGGTGACTTCGTAGCAGTTGATGCTTCGTTTGTTGATGATGCACTAAAGAGATATGGTCTTAATGTTATTGATGGAAAGGTAACAGCTACTACTAAGTCTGCTACCAGAGAGGCAACAGACATTAGTGCTATACAGAAATTCTATGATAACTGGGCTGGGAAAGATGTCCTAGATGCTGATGAGTTCTTAAACATGAGGGCTGATTTATCTGGTTTATCAAAATTTGATGCAATAAGTGGTAAGACTAAAGCATCAGAAACAATAGCTATGAGTATGAGGGCTGATTTAAACGCTAAATATAGAAACCAACTGAACGGATTAGAAGAATTAGACACACAATTCTCAGGTCAAGTAGGACAACTTAAGGACTTGAAGAAGATTATATTTAATAGGGACGGTTCTATAAAGGATAACGCTATATCAACAATCTCTAACCTCACAGGTAAGGGTAAAGAACAAAAATTAGCTAAAATTAGAGAGATAATGCCTGATATAGACGAACAAGTAAACATGCTGAAGGCTGTTGAAGACATAAAATTAGCAAACGGAGCTAAAGTTGGTACTTACATGAGAGGTTTCGCAGGTATAGGAGGTGGTGTAGCGATTGCTGGTCCGTTAGGAGCTTTGGCTGGTGCTATACTGACATCTCCACAGGTTGCGGTAGGTATTCTTAGACAGTTCGCTAAAGTAAGGAACTTGAAACCTGGAATAGTTGATGGTATCGTGACTAAAATGAAGAACGGTACTAAACTTGCTAGTAAAGAGTACGCAGTCTTGAATAGTGCCATCGAAGATGCTTCTAAGAGAATGGAGAACAGGCTAAGAACGGAAGCAGGTAAGCTTAAAGGAGCTAGTGCAGGTCTAAGCACTGTTGAGAGGGCAGCATCTGCTCAAGAAATTAGCAGATATATTGACGGACAGACTAAGCAAATGGAACAACTAGCATCTAGGGGTGGAAACACTGCTCAGATAAATCAAATAAAGAAAAACATCAAACGTGCTATAACAGAAAGAAATAAAATTAAATAACTATGAGAATAGGACAAAAAATCAATCATCCAATGTACGGAACACTAACAGTAAAGGGAAAGAAATTCTCTCCTGTTAGAGGTGTTATAGTTTGGGTATTTGCCAGTGACGGAGGGGACATTGAGCTAACCGACCAAGAAATACAAACTATCGTGCCAGTAGCAGAGACTAAGACAGACGATTCGTTAATAGGTATGGCTAAAGCTCTAGGAATCCAAAAAGGAGCTAAAGGAGAGCCTGGAAAAACGCCTATCAAGGGTGTTGATTACTATTCCAAAGAACAAGCACACGCAATCGTAAAAAACCTTGTCAAAATGACCTCACCTATCAGGGGTGTTGATTATTGGACAGCTAAGGACGTTGCAGACGTACTTAAAAAGGCTACACCTATAAAAGGTAGCCATTACTTCGATGGTAAAGACGGTTCTACGCCTGAATACGGAAAGGACTACTTTACAAAAGCACAGATAAAGGGCTTTATTATGTTAGCTGTTGATGAGGTTAAAAAAACAGTCAAACCAGGGAAAGACGGCACAGACGGTGAAGATGGTTTCATACCAGAGCATAAGTGGAAAGGCACAAAACTAAGCTTTAAGAATAAAGACGGAGAATGGGGTGAGTCAGTAGACCTAAAGGGTTTAAACGGTAAATCCGGCGGTCACAGTGGCGGTGGTATAAGTAGAATAGACCAAGCAAAGGACGTTTCTATAAAAAATCCTACTACTTCTCAAGGATTGATTTATAATGAGACAACTAAGAAATGGGAAAATGGCGATTTGTCTAGTGGCTCTGGTGCTGGTGATGTTGTTGGACCTACTGGAGCAACTGATTCAGACTTAGCACAGTTTGACGGAGCTACTGGTAAATTGATAAAAGGAGGACTTTCCGTATCAACAACCTTAGCTTCTCCTGGGCTAGACACTGTGATAGCTACAGAGAAAGCTGTTAGGGCAGCGATAAGCACAGCAGGTGGTGGCGATGTCTCAGGTCCAGCTAGTTCTACCGATAACGATATAGCTACTTTTGACAGTACAACAGGTAAGATTATACAAGATAGTGGCATAAATATCTCTGCTGTTACAGCGAACACAGCAAAAGAAACCAATGTTACTACTAACTTATCAGAGGGGACTTCGACCGCTACAACCGTTGATGTTAATTCTTCTGACGGAACAAACGCTACTTTAGTCTCAGCTTCAACCTCAAGGGCTGGTTTACTAACTAAAGCTAAGTTTGATGAGATAACAGCTAACACAGCCAAAACAACAAACCAAACTCATACAGGCGAAGTTACAGGCACTACAGCATTGACTATAGCTAACAATATAGTGGACGAAGCTAATATGAAAATTAGCAACGCTCCAACAGACGATCAAGTTTTAACAGCAGATTCAGGAGCAACAGGTGGATGGAAATGGGCGGCAGCTGGTGGGAGTGGAGATTTCAAGGCTGATGGTTCAGTTCCTATGACTGGCAGACTGGACTTAGCAACAGGAACAACATCAGTAGCACCAATTAAAATGACAGCAGGGACTAATTTAACAACGCCAGTAGCAGGAGTGATGGAGTTTGATGGAACAGATTTTTATATATCGATTTAAAATGGTATACTAATACTATGAACAACAAAAAAGGATATAAAATTAAAGATACTTCCAAGATGCACCACAAAGCGTGGAATAAAGGAATGAAAACTGGGATAGTGCCGAAAACAGCATTTAAGAAAGGTCATAAAGCTCATAAGACGGCGTTCAAAAAAGGAGAAAATACGGGAAGCAAAAATTGTAATTGGAAAGGTGGAATTTCCACCGAAAACGATAAAATAAGACATAATAACGAGATGAGATTATGGAGAAAATCAGTGATAGAAAGAGATAATTTTACTTGTCAAAAAACATTAGTAAGCGGAGGTAAATTGCATTCTCATCATATAAATAATTTTTCCGAGTTTCCGGAGTTAAGAACTTCTATCGAGAATGGTGTTACATTATCAGAAAAATCTCATATAGAATTTCATAAAATTTATGGTAAAAATAATAATACACTAGAACAAATACTAGAATTTATAAGTAAATAACATTATGGCAACTAGATATAAATTGATTTCATTAAAAGATAAGGCGAGCGGAAGTGATATAAACAGTGGTAGCGATGACGCTAAATTTGCAACAGCTAAAGCGATTAAAGACTCAACAAACGTACCAAGTGTAGCACCTAGCACATCAGGAAACGTCTTGACTTCTAATGGTACAAATTGGACTTCAGCGACACCTTCAAGCGGAGGAGTGGACACTTCCGGGACACCAGCAGATAATGATTTTGCGAAATTCACGGATGCTGACACAATAGAAGGAAGAAGTTACACAGAAGTCAAGACAGACTTGAGTCTAAACAATGTTACTAATAATGCTCAATTGCCAATAGCTGGGGGAACTTTAACAGGAGCAGTAGTTGCGGCAGACCACGGAACAGGAACTACAGACCAAGTTGTAAATGTGTGCTATAGTACAAGTGCCACACCTCCTACTGCGTCAACAACAACAGAAGGAGCATTATTTGTCCAATATACAGCCTAATAAATAAA